ATAAACTGAGCAACTCCACTTACACTACATCCAATTCTTCTATTTCTTAACATAACTCTATTGGTATCACTCCAATGTGTTCTACCCAATGTTACAGTCTTGGCATACAAATAAGCATATTTTAATGTACGTGCATAATCCTCAAATGAATCATGATTATTTGGAAATGTTTCTACTAAGCAACATAATTCATAAGATTCAAGCGTCTGCTCGAGACAGGGATTTCCACCCATTGCTCTATGATCTTTATTATCTTTACCATTTTTAATTCGACCATAACCTCTCATATTTTCTAACCAAGCAAAACCAGGTTCTCCATTGTCCGAAATCCTTTCACACACATCAGAATAATCCATCCCTAACTCTGCAAATACTGAATTATTTGAAGTCCACCCATAAGTTTCTCTGTGTTTATTTACTTTATAATTCTTTAAGTCTAAATATTCTTCATCATAAGGATCACCAAACACAATCTCTGCTGTTCGTCTTACGTTCCCTGCTACGACACATTTACCAATTAGGTTCATTATGTCCACAATAGTAGTTACTGTAATTGGTTCTTTGCTATTTTGTTCTAATACTTTTCTAATTTCTTTATGAATTTCTTCCAATGGTTCATGTCCACTTGATACTCCACCAAAACCTTTGATTGATTCTCCTGCTGGCCGAATTTTTGTATAATCAAATTCCACTACAGTAGTTCCGTGAAAATAACTTTCTAATAACAATCGTAATGATTCTACCCAACCCTCTCTTGTGTCAGGTATTTCAAATATTTCTTCTTTTCTATCTTTATTTACACCTTTAACAACTATTTCACCAGCACCTTTACAATCAAATCCTACACCAACACCTAACATACTCGCATCCATTAAGAAACAAAATGGTTTTGAGTAATCTTCTTTAAGTGTTTTAGTAGATACGAATGCACAATTATTTAATGCAGCATATAACTTCTTTTCTTCTGTTATAGCAGTTCCCATAGCCCATAGTCCACGACCAGGTGGTAAGAATTTCATATTAAATATTCTATCATACATCTCTTGTGCAGATTTTTGAGCTTGCCAAGCATTCCAACCTAACTGATGAGATTCAATATGATTTTTTTGCATCGAGTAAGTACCTTCTACAACCCTTTGAACCGTCTCCCACCATTTCTCATTTTTACCATTTTCTTTGATTCGAGAGTATGTTCGCATATAAACTAATTCACCAAGACCATTAAAACCAAATGGGGGCTTTTTTCTTTTATACTTATTTATAAACTGTTCAGATAACTTAAATTTTTCCATTAGTACTCCCATTATAATCTTTTCGTAAAACATCCTTTTTCTTTAAACTCCAAGTATAACTATAATATATACTTCACAATAGCAACCAATATATATAAATTTTTCAAGTTTTAAATTAAAATTTCTTAGAAGTTTTTATTCAAACCCCTCGCCATCAAAATCCTTCTTTCTATTTGACAACGTTTTACGATAAAATTCTGAAGCATTGTCCATTTTTCCTTGTGCTTTTTTACCGCCCATACTACTCGATTCAAATATCTGAATATTTCCTGTATTAGTATTAATATTTGCAGGAAATGTAAGTCCATCTGGCCCAAACCTATTTTTTATTACATGGAATCTACCTGTATTTGCGATTTTGTCTTCTACTTTTCTACTCATACTCATAACGAAATCTGCTGTCATAACTTTTGAATAATCTTCTGAAACCTTATCTGCCCCAATAACATCTTCTTCTAATGATGAACGATTGGCTTGTGAGGCAGTCCATATAGGAATTTCAAATTCTCCTGCCAATCCTCGTAATTCTTCATAAACATGACCTATTTGATGTCGTTTCTCTGTAAACTGTTGTGTAGATTTCATAATATCTGCATAATCCACAATCACTAAATCTGGTTTTATTCTTTGTAGTTCACATTGTTGTAAATGTGCTGTAATTGTATTTACACTTGCAGTTCTTGTAGGATAATACTTGATAATCAAATTACCTTTGAGTTTTTCTATGGCACTTAACACTTCTTCTTTATAATATTGTAAATTTCCTGTAGGCTGTCCACTTACAATACAATCATATCGTAATCCTACATATTGTGCATTTAACTCTAAAGTATAATGTACTACAGTTAAACCTTGTTGTACTGAATGTGCTCCTAATGATTGTAACGTCCAGGATTTACCAATACCAGCGGGAGCAACAATCACTCCTAATTCACCTTTACCTAAACCACCTTCCATCAAATCATTTATACTATCCCATTTTGTTGGTACAATATCTCGTGCCTGATTAGTCATTCGTTCTTCAAAGCCTGTCAAGTATTCGTGTCCAATATCTCTTTCAATACCAGCCCTCATTGCTGTATCAATCACACCCTTTATCTCATCATATTGATGATTATCCAATAACTCAACTGATTCCATTATAGCAGTTTTGATAACTTGATTCTTACAAAACTCTAATGTCTTTTCCTTTACAAACACTAAATCTGGTGATTCTCTATGTGCCCACGCTTGTCGTAAAAAATCAATCACACCTGATTTCAATACATCGTTTTCTATATCATCTACAAAAACTTTTAAAGCTTCCATTGTAGGTGTAGATTTATATTTTGTAAAATAATCTTGTATTGATTTTATAATAAACTTATTAGATTCACTATCGAAATAACTAACATCTAATATATCAACAATCTGTTTAGTAAATTTATTATCTGTAATCAAACTTGCAATAATTTTACTTTGAAATGAAGTTCCGTATTTTACTAAGGTTTCGCTCATTACTACACCTTTTGAAATACGAAAACTGGTTCAAATTTTGAACCCGAGCCTTCTCCAGCTCTGGCCATTGTTGATAGATTTAATCTAAGAGTTTTGATATATTTATAACCTAATTTTTTTGCTATTTCAAGTGTTCCAGTTTCAATATTTTTCCCACTCGAAGTGTTCGCTATATTCAATAATAAATATCCATTTACTTTCGTAGAATCAAAAGTATTTTGTAAAGTTTGAAATAAAAATCCATCAATCCACTCTTGTTCTGTAGGATACTTAATATAACTTTGTGTGGGTTCATCCGCATACTTTTCAGTATTAAAATATGGTGGTGAAGTGAAACATAAGTCTACCTTTTCCTCTGGTTTAAATACTTCACTACCAAGACAATGTAATTCTACTTCTTTTCCAAGATAACTAAACTCTTCTTTAATCTTATTCAATCCCTTAAATGTTTTTGTTGATGGTTCAGTACCAATATATTTCTTTACTCTACTGGATGAAAGTGCTCCAAGTAATCGTCCACCCCAACCACAACTCATATCCCAAACTACTCCATCTCCACCATATGTTTCATAAATGTATTTTGCAGCTGTAGGACGAAAGTTAGATACGGTTTGTGTTCCCTCATATAATTTTAAATTTTGTCTAAATCTATTCTCTGTATATCTTCCATTACCAAATTTTTCTTGCCATATCCAAGTCTTTCTAATAACTTTTTTTAATTTTTCATCATCGTGAAAATTTTCCCAAGGAGTATTTTTTGCACTACCACAAAGTACATTCCAAAATTGTGGAAAGTAACTCCAAGCCAATCTCAATCCATGCATTGTCTGGATTATTTCATCACCATCAAGTATTGTTTTATGATTAAATTTTTGTAATTTTCTAATGTGTTCGTGTTTTTCTTCTTCGCGAATTGTATAGTGTGGGAATCCCCTTTTTCTGTAATACTTAAATATCCATTCAACTCCATCCTCAATATCTATAGAGGTTATATCATTTGTAACTCTATGATAATTCAATTCTAACTCATCAATATCTAAAAATTTTTCTAATACACTATAATCTACACTCATTCTATATCTCTGTACATCTGTTGCACTTTTTTATCATAGAACTCTTGTGATTTTTTATCCCTATATTTTTGCTTAGCTGTGGCCAAAATCTTATCACGATTCCGCATATAATGTTCCATCTGCCAACGGCGTTGAGCTTTTTTCTTTTCATCTTTTGTAAAATATTTTCTTTTTCTACCCATGAGTTTTCTCTGCCATAAACTTTAATCTATTAAATGTGGTGTGTAACCAACTATTTAAATTTGGTAAAGCAGTATACATTTTATCCTCTAAAAACATTTTTTGAAATTTATGTTTCACTAACCTCTGAATAGGATTTGATATAATATTTTGTATTTTAAGTTTTGCATTACCA